AATAAAAAAGAAATAAAACCCTTAATAAAATGAATAAATTAATAGAAATGTTACGTACGTCTGCACAAGCAGATAAAGCAAAAGCTTTATTATCACTTGAATTATTAGGTGATAAAGCAGTAGGAATCGGAGACCATTCAACTGGAGATTATTATAAAAATGCTGAAGAAGCACTTGCTATGTTAGTTGATGCTGATGATAGATTAGCAACAATTGATAAATATTTTTCTTTAGAACAACAAATTAATGGGTGATTCAATTAAAAAATATTTTACAGATATGAGTGATAGAGAAATAATGAATGCTAAAGGAGGTTTAAAAACACCTAAATCCCCAACACATAAAAAAGCAATACCCCATTTAAATTCATCCCCAATAGAAATATTTGAACATGAATACCCAGAACTATCAAATGAGTTTAAAACTATACAAAATGAAATGTATGAGATGTTTGCTCGTAAACATATGGATTATGGGTTAAATAACATTGCTTTAGGCGGGGATATCGTTAATAACAGCGATGACAAAAAATTCTCACTAACTGGGTTATGTATTAGATTAACTGATAAAATATCACGTTTAAAAAACCTATTAATTAATGGTAGATCATTTGTTGAAGGTGAGGGTATGCAGGATACATTTATTGATATCGCCAATTATGGCATAATCGGTCTTTTAGTAGGTCGTAACAAATGGAAAAAATAGTTTGGCTAAAAAACTTCCTAGTATTGTAAAAGAGATTAGAAATAATCCTCCTAAAGAAATTAATTTCGCATACCAAAAAAATATATCATTTTCACAAATGTCTATATTTAGAAGTTGTGCCTATAGGTGGAAACTGCAGTATAAAGATAAAATTAAAAGATTCAATTCTTCTATTCATACTGTGTTTGGAACAGCAGTACATGAAGTAATGCAACATTATTTAGATGTAGCTTATGATAATTCATTTGCCCAGGCTGATCGAGATATTAACATGGAAGAATTCTTCCAAGAAAAATTCATAGGAGAATATCAAAAACAATATAAATCCAATAAAAATGAACATTTCTCTTCAGCAGAAGAAATGAGAGAATTTTTTGAAGATGGAGTTGCTATATTAGATTGGTTTAAGAAAAAACGTAGTAGGTATTTTAATAAAAAAGGTACATACTTAGTGGGTTGTGAAATACCAATCGTAATATCACCAAATAAAATGTATAATAACGTTTTATATATGGGGTATTTAGATGTTGTCACATACCACGAACCAACAGAAACATTTAAAATTATCGACATAAAAACCAGTACTAAAGGCTGGAATTCTTATGATAAAAAGAATGAAGACAAACATTTCCAACTTATTCTATATAAGAAATTCTTTTCAGAACAATATGGAATACCCTTGGATAAAATTGAAATTGAATTTTTAATTGTAAAAAGAAAAGTATTAGATTGGGATGATGATAAAATTCTATCACCACATCAAGCTTATAGAGTGCAACAATTTATACCACCTAGTGGAAAAATTAAAATAAATAGAGCTAATAATGCTGTTAATGATTTTATAACAGAATGTTTTAGTTCAAGTGGAAAAATTAAAGAAATAAATTACCCAAAATCACCCTCTAAATGGAATTGTACGTTTTGCCCTTATGGAGAAGATAAAGAATTATGTGGAGCAAAAGCACATTTTTAGTAGTACTTATATATGTATAATAAACGTTTTAAAAAATAAAGATTATGACAAACAAAAAACCAATGACACTAACTAGTGTTAAAGTCAAAAGCGATTTATTCGAGAATTTTAAAATTGAATGTGTAAAGCGTAAATTTTCTTTCCAAAAACTTGCCGACCGTAGTCTGTTTTTGTATCTTACTGATGAAAATTTTCGTAAACAAATTACAAATCAAATTAACCTCGAAATAAAAGAAAATGAATAAAGACTTTAAGTATATCCCTAAGGATAAAAGAAAAAAGATATTATTAATATGTGATGATATTAGAGTACATTCTGGGGTTGCAACTGTAGCTAAAGAAATAGTATTTGGTACTTGCCAACATTTTAATTGGGTACAAATGGCGGGAGCAATTCAACACCCCGAAAAAGGAAAACGATTAGATTTATCCCAAAGTACTAATCAAGAAGTAGGTATTGATGATTCGTCCATTATGTTATATCCTGTGGATCATTATGGTAACGCAACAATTTTACGTGAATTAATATCATTAGAAAAACCAGATGCTATATTTTTAGTTACGGATCCAAGATATTTTACTTGGGTATTTGGTATGGAATCTGAAATAAGAAAACAAATTCCTATTACTTATTTAAATATATGGGATGATTACCCAGCTCCAATGTTTAATAAACCATATTATGAGGCTTGTGATTTATTAATGGGTATATCTAAACAAACGGTTAATATTAATAAATTAGTATTAAAAGGACATGAAGGGAATAGAATATTTAAATATATCCCACATGGTAAAAATAAAGATATTTATTATCCAATAGAAAAATTTGATGATGAATTTAAAAAATTTAAAAAAGAATTATTTAGGGGTAAAGATCCTAAGTTTGTAGTTTATTTTAATTCAAGAAATATTAGAAGAAAACAAATTCCTGATACAATGATGGCTTTTAGATTATTTTTAGACTCTCTACCCAAAGAAGAAGCTAAAGGATGTTATTTAGTTCTAAAAACTGAAATGGTAACAGACCCTGGAACTGATCTAGATGCCGTTAGAGAATACTTATTAGGTGAAAATTATTTAGAAAATGTTATTATATTAGAAAATAAATTTTCGGAAAAACAACTAAATTATTTATGCAATATTGCAGATATTCAAGTATTAATTACTTCCAATGAAGGTTGGGGATTAACATTAACTGAAGCAATATTATCAGGAACACCTATTATAGCTAATACAACAGGTGGGATGCAAGATCAAATGAGATTTGTAGATGAAAATGGAAAATGGTTTACACCTAGTTCTGATGTGCCTTCTAATCATAGAGGTACTTACAAAGAACATGGTGAATGGGCATTTCCAGTATACCCATCTTCAAGATCAATACAAGGTTCACCTCCAACACCCTACATTTATGATGATAGATGTAATTTTGAAGATGTTACTGAAAGATTAAAAGAAGTATATTCTTTAAGTAAAGATGAACTTAAGGCTAGAGGGTTAAAAGGTAGAGAATGGGCTATCAGTGATGAAGCAGGATTTACTTCTGCTCATCAAGGAAAAAGAGTAATAGAAGCATTAGATGAATTATTTGATACTTGGGTTCCAAGAGAAAAATATGAAGTAATTAATACTAATGAATACCAAGGAGAATTTCTAACACATAAAATAATATATTAATGAATAAACCAAGATTTGTAATATCATGTCCATTTGACACTTACTCAGGATATGGAGCAAGAGCTAGAGATTTTATAAAAGCAGTTATACAATCAGATAAATACCAAGTTGAATTATTATCTCAAAGATGGGGAGATACATCATGGGGTTTTTGTAAAGATCATCCTGAATGGCACTTCTTACTTAATTATTTAGCTAAGAGAGAATGGCAACAACAAGGAAGGCCAGATTTATGGATGCAAATTACTATCCCAAATGAATTCCAGGCTGTAGGTAAATTTAATATTGGGTTAACTGCAGGTATTGAATCTGATTCCACTAAACCAGAATGGATTGAAGGATTAAATAGAATGGATTTAAATTGGGTTTCTTCTGTTCATGCAAAAACTGTGTTTGAAAAAGCAGTATTTGATAAAATGGATAAGAGAACAAATAAATCTATCGGTAAAATACAATTACAGAAACCAATTGAAGTATTATTTGAAGGAGTAAACTTAGATATATATAAACCTTTAAATAAAGGAGAAAAAAATAATTTTGATTTGTCTTCAATAAAAGAATCCTTTTGTTACTTATTTGTAGGACATTGGATGGGGGGTGAATTTGGTCATGACAGAAAGAATGTAGGAGTTTTAGTAAAAAACTTTTATGAAGCTTTTAAAAATAAAAAAGGAATAAAACCAGCTTTAATATTAAAAGCATCAGTTGGTACTTCTTCATATATGAGTAGAGAATCTATTTTAAAAAAGATTGCTAAGATTAGACGTTCAATAAATTCAAAAGATTTACCAAATATTTATTTAATTAATGGTGAGTTTAATGATAGTGAAATTAATGAGTTATATAATCATCCAAAAGTAAAAGCAATGGTTTCAGCTACTAAAGGAGAAGGATTTGGTAGACCTTTATTAGAATTTACTACAACAGGAAAACCAGTATTAGCTTCTGGTTGGTCAGGTCATATAGATTTTTTAAACCCATCGTTTACAACATTATTACCAGGTGTTTTAGAACCTGTTCACCCTTCAGCTGCTAATAATTGGCTAACTAAAGAATCTAAATGGTTTCAAATAGATGGTCAACGTTTACAAAAATCATTTAAAGATATATTTAAAAAATACAAAGAATATAGTATAAAAGGTAAGCAACAAAAACATTATACTAAAACTAACTTTAGTTGGGGTAAGATGGCGGAATTAATTAAAGAAAAATTTAATGACACCAATTTAATACCAGAATCAGCAGTACAAGTATCATTAAATTTACCTGAATTAAATTTACCTAAACTACAAAAAGTAAAATAATGAATTTTGACGAACTAAAAGAATGTACTAGATGTGGGTCTGATGCCTGCTATAGTCAAGAAGTAACTAAAGACATCACAATTGAAATGTGTTATGGGTGTGGTTTTCAACATAATTCTTTAATGAAAAAGGATTCGGAATTCCTTAAAGAACAAATGGAAATACTCCCTGAACTATACAAAGAATTGTTAGATGAAGAAGAAGGAAATGGAAAAATCTGGATGCCCTCAACTATTAATGTAGAGGATAAAGGAATGGTATTTGCAAACGGTACAAGTAGAGATGAATGGACTTGGTCATCAGTAAAAACAATTCCGGTTACAAAGGAAGAAGAAGAAAAATATAAAGGAGCGAAGCATAGAGCAGATATGACAACTTTAAGACATTTTAAAGAACGTGATTTTATAGGAGCTCTTTCTTATATTGGAATATTACCAGAATAGATATGAAAATAAGTTATGCAATAACGGTGTGTAATGAGTTTATTGAAATACAAAAACTCATCCCTTTCTTATTAAAAAATAAAAGACAACAGGATGAAATAATTGTTCTTTATGATCAAAAAAATGGTAACGAAGAAATAGCATCTTATCTAAGACAGCATAGTAAATTACCTAACTTTCAATTTTGGAGAGGATTAGATTTTAAAGGACATTTTGCTAATTGGAAAAATAAGCTAACGGAATACTGTGGGGGAGATTATATCTTTCAAATTGACGCTGATGAATTACCAAATAAGATTTTAATTCAAAACTTACCTTCTATAATTGAATCTAATCCTGATAATGAAATATATTTAGTACCTAGAATTAATACTGTAGAAGGTTTAACTGAAGAACATATCCAAATGTGGGGATGGAAGGTAAATGATGAAGGGTGGGTTAATTGGCCTGATTATCAATGGAGAATTTGGAAGAACATACCAAGAATTAAATGGAAAAATAAAGTACATGAAGTATTAGATGGTCATAAATCATATGCTGCATTACCCTCTCAAAAAGAATATGCCTTATATCATCCTAAAGATATTTTAAAACAGGAAAAACAAAATTCTTATTATAATACTTTATGATAAAAAATAAAATAACAATATCAATTGATGACATACACCCAGAAGAAGGATGGGGTATATGGGGAGATGAATGTATGGAATATTTAGCACTTCTTAATAAAGAATTTGGTGCTAAGTTTACTTTATTTATACCTTCTAATTATCATGGCACTAATAAACTATCAGAAAATAAACCTTGGATAGATTGGCTTAAAACTTTTGATTATTTTGAATTAGCTGCTCATGGACATTACCATTCATGTGAGAGAGAAGATATAGGTGAATGTGAATTTTGGGAGCTAAATACAGAACAAAAATCTAAGAATAGAATTAGTTTAATGTTAAAAGAATGGGAAGCTGTAGGACATAAACCAGAAGGATGGAGAAACCCAGGTTGGTTAGGTAATCCCCTAGCTATTAAAGAATTAGGCAAACATTTTAAATACGCAGCCATACATTATGAACATAATCATGATAACAAGTGGTTATGCGAAACATTTTATGGGGCTGATGGTATTAATACAACTGATATTAAAATTCATAATGATAATATGATAATGTTTCAATCCCACATAGCTGGGGATTGGAATGATAATGTATGGAATAAAACTAATTATGAACAAATGAGAGTATCTCTTAAACATTTATCTAAGATGAATGTGGAATATAAAACACTATCAGAATGTCTATAGCATTTTTTACGGAAATGGGTTTTAAAGGTAAAATTCCTAGGAATCATAATAATATGAGAACTGAATTTGCTTGGATGGTAGCTTTAAATGCAGATCATTATCATATTAAAGATATCCCCAATAAAAAATATGATTTAGGTATAACAATAATCCCTAAAAACAACCCAGAATTTAACATAGAATCTCTAAAACAATATTGTACTAAAGTAGCAGTTATGCAAGAAGGGCCTCATTGGTATTTTCAAGATTATACTCTAGATAAACAAATTAATTATTTTAATGCTTTAACATCCGCTGATATAGTTTTTGCTCATAATAAAGCAGATAAAATTTATTATGAAGGATTAACTGATCATAAAGATATTAGGGTAATGAAATCTCTTATGATTGATGATGCAGTTGGGGTAATAAAAGATGTTAATAGAAAAGGAGTTATTATTGGAGGTAATTTTGTAAATTGGTATGGAGGTTTTGATTCATATATGGTAGCGAATAGCCAATTTGATAAAATAACAGCACCAACAATGGGTCGAAAGCAAGAAGGAGAAGAGCAGTTATTATCTTTATTACCTTATATGACTTGGAAAGAATGGATACATAAATTAAATAATTTTAAAATTGGAGTACATTTAATGAGAACACATGCCGCTGGTACCTTTGCTTTGAATTGTGCTTATTTAGGAATACCTTGTATAGGATATAAAGGATTAGACACTCAGGAATTATGTCACCCTAATTTAACAGTAGAAATTGGTAATTTAGGACATGCTAAAGAATTAATAAAAGAACTTAATAATAATAGTGAGTTTTACAATGAATGTAGTAAGATGGCTAAACATAATTATAAAGAAAGGTATCACGAATCAAAATTTAAAATATGAAAATATTAGTAACAGGTGGAGCGGGATTTATTGGAACTAATTTAATTAAAAGATTATTACAAGAGGGACATGAAGTAACTAGCATTGATAATTATAATACAGGATTAAAATCAAATCACCAAAAGGGGTGTGAATACCTATCTAGAGATATTAAAACAATGGTTAGTTATGTTAATATTAATCCTGATGTTGTGTTTCATATGGCCGCAATTGCACGCATACAACCATCATTTAAAAACCCAAGAGATTATTTTACTAATAATGCTAATGGTACTTTAAATGTAGTAGATTGGTGTGCTAAAAACGGAGTTCCAATTATATATGCTGGTAGTTCTTCTAAACATAGTGGAAGGTTTAAAAATCCATATACATTTTCTAAAGATATAGGAGAAGATATTATTAAATTATATGAAACTCACTATAATCTTAAATCTACAATAACACGTTTTTACAATGTATATGGGCCATATCAATTAACTGAGGGTGGGTATACTACATTAATAGGTCGTTGGTTAAATAACATAAAAAACGGCATACAGTGTGAAATTTATGGTGATGGTGAGCAACGTAGAGATTTTACTCATGTAGATGATATTATAGATGCTTTAGTTTCAATTATGGATGGTAAACATTATGGTTATGATTTTGAATTAGGTAGAGGAAAAAATATATCAGTAAATGAAGTAGCTAAAATGATGGAAATAACCCCAATCTATAAAGATGCAAAACCAGGAGAAGCAAGACACACACTTAATTTAGATAAAACAGCTAATACAATTTTAGGTTGGACCCCACAAAGAGAATTATTATATTATTTAAATAAATAGCTATGGAACAAGAAACAAACCCCAATTTAAAACAAGTTACAAAAGTATCAGATAATACTGCTATTGAAGAATTTAATAGATTTACATACCCAGCATCTTCAACATCTATTGATAGGTATGTATTTGCTAATACTTGGACTAAAAATAAAAAAGTACTAGATGCTGCTACAGGGCAAGGTTATGGAGCAGGAATATTATTATCTTTAGGGGCTAAAAGTGTTTATGGAATTGATACAGATGAAAAAGCAATAGAAATAGCAAATAATTTACTTCAATCTCCAAAAGCAAAGTTTAAAGTATGTGATATATTTGATCTTCAAAAAGATTTTAAAGAAAAAGAGTTTGACGTTTGTGTTTCACTAGAAACATTCGAACATCTACCTCCTGAAAAAATTGATGATTATTTACAATCTATAAAAAATGTAACATCTGAAACTTTAATAATATCAACCCCACAAAGAAAAACAAAAGAATGGGTTTATGATGGAGGAACACATTTATATGAATATAGCCCTACAGAATTTATAGAAATATTAAATAGAAACTTCCCTAATGATATTGTAGGTGGGTTTGGTATTATAGAACACCCAATGAAATCAAACCATCCAAATTTTGAATACCAATGGGGATCAAATATAACCTCAAATCTATCAGAAGCTTGGGTAATGGTAGGAGTAATTACTTTAAAGAAATAAACATGAGTAAAATAACATTTGTAATACCAAGTAGGAATAATTTAGAATTTTTACAATTAGCATATAAATCTATTAAAAATTTAGATACTAAACATGAAATATTAGTATTAAATGATGCTAGTACAGATGGTACTCAAGAATGGATTGATAATCAAAATGATACAGATTTGATCACTTTTCATAACCCAGGACCAGAAAGAATTGGTATTGTTGGTATGTTTGATAAAGGGATTGAAATGGCTCGTACTGATATTATTATGGCGTTTCATGCTGACATGGTGGCATGTAGGGATTTTGACAAAAACATCCTAAAACATTTAAAAAAGGGAACAATAGTAACGGGAACCAGGGTAGAACCACCTTTACATCCTGATGGGCCAGAAAAGATACTTAAAAATTTTGGGATTGAAGCAGATGAATTTAATTTAGATACTTGGTATAAGGAAAGTGAAGAACTTAAGGAAGATAAAACAACAGAGGGTATATTTGCACCCTGGTGTATGTATAAAGAAGATTTTTTATTAATAGGAGGACACGATGAATTATTTGCCCCACAATCTAAAGAAGACTCAGATTTATTTAATCGTTTTTATTTAAAGGGTTATAAATTTGTTCAACCTTGGGATGCTTTAGTATACCATTTTACATCTAGAGGATCAAGGTTTAATAAACATTCTGGGGGAGCAGCTGGTAAAAATAGTGAAGAATGGGTTCAAACCACTACTAAAAATATGAAAAATTTTATTCGTAAGTGGGGGAATGTAGTTAAACATGATACGTTAATGAAACCTATAATTACACCTAAATATAATATTGGTATAATTATAAAAAATTGTAACGATTCTTTAATACAAGCTTTAGAAATATGGTCAAGCACTTTATATGTTGATTGTGATTATAAAAACTATATTAAGAATGAACAGGTAAATACTATTATAGATTTAAATGATCGTATAAAACCTTATGATAATGAAAAAAATTGTGAAATATTAGTTAATATAGATGGTACTACTTTTGCCCAAGAAGACTATAAAATTATAATGCAACTTTCTGATATTATAAAAGATAGTGGTAGTATAGGAAAGTTTCAACTAAATAATATTAGTGTAGAAATTATAAAAATGAATGAGTACCAAAAAGAATTAATTAAATTATGAATATAGGAATAATAGGTCAAGGGTTTGTTGGTAATGCTATTTATCAAAGATTTAAAAATTATTATAACGTACTAACATTTGATTTAGAAGAATCTAAAAGTAATTCTCCTAAAAATGGTTTATTTGATTGTCAAATTATCTTTCTCTGTTTACCTACACCAATGAATAAAGATGGGTCTTGTCATGTTGATATTGTTGAACAAGAATTAATGGGGTTAAATATTTTTGCTAAAGAAAGTATAGTAGTAATTAAATCAACAGTTCCTCCTGGTAGTGTAGAAAATTGGAATTCAAGATTTAAAGATATTGACATTGTATTCAATCCAGAATTTCTAACTGAGGTTAATGCCGTTGAAGATTTTAATAAAACTACTAGAATAATTTTAGGTGGACCAAGAAAAGCAACTACTTTGCTTAAGAGAATATATAGTAAGGTGTTTGCACATGCTCATATAGTAAAAACAGGATCAACACATGCAGAGATGGTAAAATATGTAACTAATACTTTTTTAGCTACTAAAGTATCTTTTGCTAATGAAATTTATCAAATATGTGAGGGTTTAAATTTAGATTATGATAAAGTAATAGAATATTCTACATTAGATAAAAGATTGGGAAAATCCCATTGGCAAGTACCAGGACCAGATGGAGATTTTGGTTATGGGGGTCATTGTTTACCTAAAGATGTTAGAGCCCTAATAAATGTTGCTGAAAATGCTGGAGTATTTCCTGAAATATTAATAAGTACTAATGATAAAAATAATGAAGTACGTAATAATAAAGATTGGGAAGATATGAAAGGCCGAGCAGTTATTTAAAATATCCACACAAAAACTAGGATACCACATAAATAGTTCGTATATTCACGCCTAATTTAAAAAGGTTATATATTTATGCGACAGACTATTAAAACCCCCCGTAAAGTGAAAATGATTCAATGTATTAAATGTCAAGAGGACATGCCACAACTTAGATTAACCCAATATGGTTATAAAGTATGTGTAAATTGTTCAACAGTAGGTACTAAAAGAGGAATACCAGTAATGAGAGGAACAGGTGACCATACATGGACTGAAACTATTATTATGGAAGAGGATCAATATCAAGATTTTGTTTTAGCAACGGCTATTGAGCGTGGTGATACAAAAGCAGCTAAAGCCGAAATGTTAAATATGGAAACTGAAGATAAAAATCTGCAAGGCCCATTTAAAATAATTAATAATATGGATAAAGATAGAAGCTAATGCCTAAGGCAAAACCACTATCTAAGGAACAAATTGTAGCAGCCCAAGCAAAAACAAAATCTAATATGGCTGCTGCAAGGTACCTTCATATATCATATCAACACTATAAAAAGTGGGCTAAGCTATATAAATTATTTGAGGGTCATAAAAACCAAAGTGGTAAAGGTATACCTAAATTTTTAAATAATGGTAAAAAAGATCCTGCGTTATTAGATATAATTGAAGGTAGAGTAAATGCTGCTTCATTTTCCCCTGCTAAAATTAAATATAGACTTATAGAAGAAGGTTACTTATTAGAAGAATGTTCAATATGTAAATTCCAAGAACGTAGGGTAATGGATTATAAAATGCCATTATTATTACATTTTAAAGATAATAATAAGTCTAATTATAGTAAAGAAAACACAGAATTATTATGCTATAACCATTATTTCTTAACTGTAGGTGATATTTTTACAGAAAAAGATGTTAAACAAATAGAATCGTCTCAAGAACATTATGGTACTACTGATAAAGTAGAATGGGAAGTTGATGATTATCATTTGCAACGTTTAAAAGAATTAGGATTAGATGGAGATGAAGATGATCCTAACCAATATATTTCTAGAATATGAAAAAAGCAAAACGAACAAGATCAATAGATAAAAAGTATTATAAAATAATTACAGATTATGATAAACAAAAGTCTAAACATTTAGAAAAACTAACTGATAAAATCCTTAAGCAGGATGAAAAAGCAGAACAATTAAAATCTAAAACAATAAAAGGTAATTTTTTAAAAAATTTTTAATTATGAAAAAATTAGATAGTATAACAACTGTATTATTATTTGCATTAGGATTATTTTCATTAATGGCGTTTACAACCTATAGAGCCACTATTGTTCCAATTGAACCTTTAAAATCACAACCAATTGCTAAAATATTAATTGAAAATACTTTAACTGTAGATTCTATTGAGTTAGAGTTAACATCGCATCAACAATTTTTAGATGCTATGGGACATAGAGAATCAAGTAATAATTATAAAGCAGTTAATAAATATGGTTATATGGGTAAATACCAATTTGGTAAATCAACCCTAAAAACATTAAAAATAAATGTATCTAAATCAGAATTTATTAATAATCCTGAATTACAAGAACAGGCAATGCATAAATTACTTCAATATAATAAAAAGAAACTTAAAAAGTACATTGAAAAATATAGTGGAAAAATAATAAATGGTATATTAATAACTGAATCTGGATTATTAGCAGCTGCTCATTTAGGAGGTGCTGGTAGTGTTAAAAAATGGTTTAGAACAGGTAAAGTAAGAAGAGATGGTAATGGGGTAAAAATTACTTCTTATATGAAGCGATTTTCTGGGTATGATTTATATTTATAATAAAAAATCATGGCAAGAATTGTTTTAGGTACTTATATACCAAATAAAAGAAAAAAACGACCTGGGGTTCATTCAAAAAATAATAATAGTAATAGCAAAAACAGTAAAAATTATGTCAAAGCATATAAGGGGCAAGGTAAATAACCAACCATTAAATACAATAGCATTCTTTAGTCAAATGACTGACGAAGATTTTATTGCTGTACACAATGCAGGGCAATTAAAAAATTTATGTCAAGCCTTAGCTTTAGACTTACAACCTAAAACCAATGAAAAAGATCACTCTTACTCAGCATGAATGGTATGATTCATTAAAAGTTCCTACACCACATAGGAATAGGAAAAAATACTATAAAAAAATAAAACATAAGAAAAGCGGCAATCAATTTGGTTGCCGCAATAATTTTTCGTATATTCACGTATAAATAAAGGTTATATTATGGCATTATGGGAATTTACAAATTTAAACAAACACGGAAATTACAGGACTAGAATTATTTACACTAAAGGTGCATTAAGTATACCTGGTAGTGGATTTGGTCCATCTGTATTTGCAAATCGATTTAAATACAAACATAAACATGAGGTATTACCACCTGGATTAATAAAATTAAAGGGTAAAACATATCTTACTCCGTCTTGGAAGGAAGTATTACCTGAAACTGAATTAAGTGATATTGAATGGATTAAACCCAAACCTAAGGTTAAACAAGAACCAATAGTTGTAATGACTGTTAGCAGTAGTAACGCAGATAAAACGTATAAAACGGTATATTATCCAGATTCAGGTAAGTTTCATTGTAATTGTCCAGGTAGATGGAGAGCGTTTGATGGTAAATGTAAACACATAAAATCACTAGAAAAAAAGTAAATATATGATAGAATTGACAAATTTTATAGAAGCGATGCGCGCTACAAGTAGTGCTACTGAAAAAATACAAATTATTAAGGACGCTGATAGACATATTCATAATGTACTAGAATATGTTTATAACCCATTTAAACAATATCATGTTACTAGTAAAACTTGTATTAAAAATAAGGATAAGATTACTAAAAGTAATTATAGTTTATTTGAGTTACTTGATAAATTAACCAATAGGGAATATACAGGACATGAAGCCATAGGTTTAATAAATGGGATGGCTGAAGGTAAATTTGATCCTTATATTTATAAAATTATAGATAAAGATTTAGGTATTAGAGCGGGTGATTCAATTATCAATAAAGCAGTACCTGGGTTAATACCTACATTTAAAGTTGCATTAGCAAAAGAATATGATGATAAATGTGAT